AAATTTGAAGGTTTTTTTATTTTTGTTTATTTGTTCTTGTAAAGTTTTGGAGCTTCCAATATATGTGCGCCAGTCTGAATCTTTTCTTATGACCTTTCTTCTAGATTTTCCCTTCTGCTTTACTCTACGAGTTTTACCTAGGTACTTTCTACCTATATACATCTTTCCAGTTTTAATATTTGTAATTAAATAAACAAATCCGAATACGCCTTCCGGCGCTTCTTCTAGTATTTTATTTTTGTATAACCAATGACTCATATTTTTAGACTGTTGTATCGAACCTTACTTGGAATGTATTATCGTAATCATCTTGATTTTTTATTGGTTGTGCTAATTTTCCAACTGCTACTAATTCATGCTTATCTGTATATAGCCCTATTGAAGTTATATAAGGATTAAATTCTGAATGAGTTGTATATGCTTGTAAGTTATCATTTTCTATATCGTAATTTTCCCTAGCTGTAGGGTTGTAAGTTGAGTTAAATTCGCCATCTAATATATTACAAAGGTAGAGGTGTTCTTTTATAGCATGAGTACCTTTGAAAGTTAAAGTTGAATCTGCTGCTGGCCAAGCATGGTCGTATAATTGAGAGCTATCAGTAGTTCCAGTCGCAGTAACTGTTGCAATTCCATGTTCATAAAATACATTTCCAACTATATTAGTTTGATCTACACTGCTAGAGATTTCGCTAATAGTTGAAGTATTTACTGACGCATCATAAATTCTAAGATTGGAGATAGAACCCGAAAAGGGATCTATAAAATTTCTTTGATCTTTTACAGTATTCCACTTTTGTGTATTTGGATTTTTATAGGTTTTCTTATAGCCATAAGGCCTAGCTCCTAAGTAAATATCGCTTGAAGCTTTAGTATTGAATCCCTCTGGGATGTAGTTTAGATTAGAGATTGCAATTCCGTCTATATAAAAATACAAATTATCACCAGAAGGTTTATTGATTAGTAAATGATGCCATGCTCCATCATTATAAGTTGCTGTTGATGTAGAGCCTGTAGTAAAGCCAGAGGTTGTGCTTCTATAATCTAAACGGAGTTTACCTTCGCTTGCGTGGTTGTCATTATAAACTGAGATTTCCATTGGGCAATTCCGACTCCACCATTCTCTAGTTGTAAAAATAACACTTCTATCTCTATCCTTTAGATTTCTAATTTTTGTTGAATTGTTATTAGTAGAATTATCATAATTTCCACTATAACTTTTAGTAGTAGCTTGTGTTGGTGGTATATTTACCCATAAAGAAATAGCCCAATCATCACCTAAATCTAAGCCCTTTGACCCAGCAATTCTAATATAAGAATTATTAGAAGGATTATCTATTGAATGAGTTGGTTCTAAACTATGAGACCCGTGGAATATAGCTTCTCCAGTATAACCACCTGCTATTGATGTAGAACCAGAAGAATAATTCATATTATGGGCCATTCCCTTGTAATCACTGGCAGCCTCTATAAAAATAGAAGATGTTGGTATTGTTGCTGCTGCTATTGATAATCCCCCTAAGGCTCTCCAGGAATCTGAAAAATCTGTAAATAGTATAGAACTAGAGATTGCCGCCATTGCAATTGAACCAGTAGTATCAGCTGTGTTTAGGAGATTGCCCTTTCCATCATCAGTTAGTACATATGCAGAACAACTATATTCTAGTGTACCAGGTTTTATTTTTTCTCCAAATATACCAGAAGGTATAGATATAATTTTTGTTGATCTTGATAAGCGTTTATCTAATAAATGAGGAGCATCATTGCAAAAGGAAGTTACAGGAGTGTCTTCTTCACCATAATACAAATGGTCTATGCTATCATGCATTAACTTTTTATAATAAATAGTTCCTGCATGATTAGTGGTTGATACTGATGATTCGTTGGAACTAAATTGTGAGTCCTCTGTATTAAATATGTGAGAAGTTGTTTTGGATATTAGATAATTATAATGCTTGCCTTCAAAATAGTTAATACCCAAACTGGAAGTTTCACTTGGTGGTATTACCCATTCTTTATGAGCAACAGCAGGGGTAATCTTTTTCTCCCCGCCTGTGAATGTTTTAAAAATTTCTGACATATCATGGCCTATACCTGTTAGTAATCAAGTTTAACTCGAATTGTAGCTTCTCTGGCAAATGTTTTTAGTAAAGGTTTACTTAACTTTGCAGTTGCAACTAATTCGTTTTCGTCGTTATATAAACCAACTGTCGTAATGTAAACAGATGGATCACCAACCATATTTGAATTTTGCAATTGACCAACTGAGGTTGAGAAAGTTGGATTATTAGAAAAGTTATATTCTGAATTTTTGACTCTAACAAAATAGTGTGTAGAAGAAATATCTTCTTCTGCTCGACCTTGGAAAAGCTTACCATCAGAACCAGATATAGCTGTAAACATAGCTTTTACCGGATCTACAAAGGGGTCAACTGGTGTTACTGAATAATTACTCTCTGTTACAGTAGATGCTATATCAAAACCAGATATAACGTTTATATTCTTTTGAGATATAGCTAATATACCAAGGTCTGGATAGAATAGACCCATCTTTGTAGTAGTAAGAGACTGACCTGACCCTAATGTACCAGATATAATATTGTATACTCTGTTACCATTTGTTGATGAATTAGCATTATATCTACTATCATCTATTAAGTGACAAGTTTTACTTGCTCCTACATCTAGATTTAATTGCCAACCATTTGGGTTCATCTTTTCTTTAAACCTAGCTCGTGCTACAGTAATAAAATACATATAATTATTATCAACAGAGTCTATAGTAAATTTGTCATCTCCTGCTGCTAATAGTTGATTTGCAAAAGAAGTATATACTGCTTTTGAAGGAGTGTTACCTTGATCAGAAGCTCCAGATGAAGTTATCGAGCCTGATCCTGCATAATGACCCCAAGCAATATTAAATTGTACTGATGAAGATGTATTAGTTGCAGGGTTTACTGTATAGATTTCTGCTTGATATGATTGAGAAGTTGAAGGATATGGAGATTGAGTTGAAGAGGTGTGAAATGTAGTCATAGTACTATCATTATCAGACCATAAAGCAGATGTTATAGCTTTTGCTACATCAGATTCTATTACGTCTTCATTGTCAAATCTATTATAAGTTTTAGTGGTTATACCTCTAAAGCTCCTAAATCTCCTAGATTCCATTAATGCTTGTTTATCTATTTTTGATTTTTTGATCATTTATTCATCCCTATTATGCGCTAGTTACTATATCCAATTCAGGATCTTTATTTACTGTATATGGTATAGTTACTGATCCGCCTGTTTCATTCCCAACTATTGTTATAGTTGTAGTTGTATTTACAGTTACAGTCTTAGCAGTTAATACAAACTTAGTTCCTACTACAGAAACAGAAGATGCAGCATCGTCTCCTATTGCAGAGAAGGAAGATTCTTGATCTACACTTCCACCAGGTGCCACTTTTAAAAATGCTATTGCAGAGTTTGATAATATACAAGTATACCCTGCTGATCTATTACCATTAGCTATATTAACTGTATTTGGTGTTAAAGTTGTTTGTAAACCAGGTCTTGTATGTGTTACTGACGATTGACCAACTTGTACTAAAGGTAACTTTGTTGTATTCTTTGGTAAACTGATGAGTTTATACCTCATCATTTGATTTTCATTTGCAAAAGCTTCAAGTAGTGGCATGTTCTCTATTGCTTGTCCATAATAATTGGTACCCAAAGAATGAGCAGCATCCCATAATCTATAATCTACTTCGTCATCGGCCAAAGCAAACTTTGTAATTTCTAATGCACCCTCAGATAACAATTGTCTTCCTTTTTTAGTAAGTATTGCATCAACTGTTAAAGTGGTGTTGTCTAAATATCCCATAATTAAATTCCTCTATTATTTTTATCTTTAATAAATATCTAAGTTCTTTACTTTTATCTAACTAATAGGTCTCCAGATAAGCCTGGGTTAGTACTAATTAGTGTATTAGGGTTTCCTTCTATATATTCTACTACAGGTCCACCGTCTATTGTGTCTGAGCTATCTACATTAAAGTCTAGTGAAGTCATTTTGCAACCACCAACAAAGGAGTTATAAAGCCCAGCAAAAATATCCTGCTGTACAATTTGTACAGGTTCATATGATGATGAATACCATTTATGTAAAGAAGCACTTAAAGAAGAGCTATAGTAATACCTAATTTTAGAATAGTCTTTAGGTGTTGGTTGGTCATATGCAAATGGCATTGTTCCAGCTATAGACATAGTTAATTGAGAACCATCCAAATTAGTATCTCTAGCTACGCCAGATGAACTATGAAATCCTGCAATATTTATACTATACCTATTTGGAGAATGACCGATATCAGTCCTTATAGTGTCTGTTAATGTTGAAAACCATTGCTTTGCATATGAACCATCATTATCAAATGTATATTGCATTGCATCATAGTCATCTGTATATTGTAAATTATCATAGCTAAAGCAATCTATACTTTGAGTATAATGCTCTAAATTTTGTTGATCATGATTAGTTTTACCAAGCCTTTGCACTTGTTGGAAAGAGAAAGAAGGTTCATATGCAACCTTTGACCTTTCTAATAAAGTAGGTTTAATCATTAGCCCAACTACATTTGTTCCTCTTGCTGGTAGCATTGAATCTATCTGTTGGAATAATGCAGTATTTACGTATCGTAATGTGTTAATATAAGCTTGTAGCTTCTGTGGACCTGAAAACTTTTTGTAATAATCATTTCTAAGATTCCTAAGATTTGCATACTCTGTTAATCTTGCTTCTCTAGGGTCTCCAACATAATCGTCTAATTTGAATTCTCCAAACTGTAGGCCTACGTCTATATCTATATCATCCTGAGGGGATACAGAAACGTATAAGTCTGGTAGGTCTATTGGATTTGTATCTGAAGAGCTTGATTCTTGTGAGTCGAATGGTTCTAAAGTACCATTGACAGTATTATCTTCTATTCTAATTTTATTTGAAATCGATCTTAAACCAAAAGAATTTGGTGTTTGTATAAAATAAGTTTCTTCTTCTGGTTCCCATTCAAAATGTCCAGTCATATAATAAGTAGAGGTCATAAAGCCAGTTTTAGATTGATCTGTATGTGTTGAAGTAAATGTATTAACAGAGGCTGTATGATGGTCTATATTATTATCTGTTCCAAATGGTAATCTAAGAAGTAGATCTGAGTATGAACTAGAATAGGATAAACCATAAATAGAGGTTGGAGCTTTTGTATGCCAATCTATTGCATCAGCATCTAGTTCACAGGACCACATACGAAATTCTTGCATGCTACCAGAAAACGGGTCTAGGTTTGATGCGGATGCATTGAATTCTGTATTAGTTACATTTTCAGCTTGTCCTAGCATCATTATATCTACTGCAGTAGATGACCAGCCGTGACCATTATCGGCATGAACATAAGAAAGCTGAGTTGTATCTTTATGAGTAATTGCACCACCAGCATGATCCGGCGACTTTTGACAAGTTACAGTTACTGTACCTGCTGCATTATTGGTTAGAGCTATTGTCCACCAATCATTATCTAATATTGGTAATTTGCCTAATGAAGCAGAGCTATAAGTTGAAGAATCATTAGAAGAAAAACAATATTTAAGATAGGCATAGTCTGTATCTGGATCTCCAGCAGATTTCGAAGGTATTAAAAAAAGCTGCTGTCTAGACGCTGCTGCTGGTAATGGGTTTTGGCAAGTTGAAAA